AGTTGTATCCTCCATCTAGAAGGATCATATCCATACAGTTTCCATCCAATGAGATTTGCTAGCTCTGGGAGAAGCTCATCAGGGCATCTCTCAAGATCATACAAGATCTCAAGCTTTTCTATATCCTCATTCACATCCATCATTGAATATGAGAATGCTCTCAACAGATTATAAAATGGCCCTTTAGCTGTTCTATTTACTAAGAATTTGGCATTGACAATATAATCATCTATGGCATCTTTTACTACCACATTACCGTCGTCGATAACGGCAGGAGAATAAACCACATCAATCATGGTCTGCCACTTATCTAATTGCTGAGTTCCACTAGTGTATATGCTACTAAGAGAAGTATCCAAAGTTCCTGATGGTAAGAAGCCAGCAGGAATCGCGCTTAGATTAGACCATGCTGTACAAGTCTCAAAGTTCTCAAAGATATGCTGAGAAAGACCCTTCAGACAATCATTCAGATCAATTCGATTACCTCTGAACATATTGTTGATTAGGAGATCCTTTACAATACCGGATGCCCCATACAAACCATCCCCATCTCCTGAAGTGTTCAAGAAGTAGAGCCAAGACATGTTGGTAATCAAATACTCGTGAATAGCAGAAGTATCAGATCCTACACCTGTAAATGTAGCGGTAGGAAGGTTGCATTGCACAGAGGGTAGAAACTCATCTAAGTAAGACGAGAAATCAGAACTAGTTTGAAACTCAGAAAGAGTTCTCCCCTGAGGGAGCATGATCTTGTTTTCAAAATCCTTTGGGGAAATCTTTGTTAGCCCATTCTGCTTGACAAAGAACTGTCCCATGCCAGAGACATTATCCATTGCAGAATACTGATTAGTAGTCTGTAGAGCACTAACGAATACGAAAGAAGTAACGTTAGCTAGAGTATGCAAATGGGCATTGATAATCTGAGATACTGGATCAACGTGGGTTCCACTTAGGTTCAGATCTTCATCAAAATAAGTATCAGGAACGATCAACTCCAAGGCGTTGATGAAACTTATCTTATCGTAATTCCTCTGTGTTTGAGAAAACTTTTGACCCATGCTATACTAGAACTACATTAATTGTGAGGTTATTCAATTGGATAATCTCATTGAAATCGATAGGGACATTAGTTTTCAAATTATCAATAGTAGAAAACCTAACATCATCGATTGCAAATATTTTCCTGTTTAGATCCTCCAAAAGGAGAGATTTACCAAAATCATTATTGTCAACAGAGAAGAAACTTTGGATAGCATCCCTGGCTTGCAACTTGATACTTGCTTCTTTCCCTCGTAGTTCCTTATCAATTCTCAGGGTAACAATCAAATCAAGAGTTCTAATCAGACCATCAAGGATGACAATCTCGCTAGTAAGCATCTTCTTCAAATTCATTTGATCAAGCATATCTAACTTGAACTGTGGAGTGGCGCGTCTTAGCTGAAAGTCATTAGCCTTCTCTAGGACAAAAACATCAATAATATTCCCCGAGCTAAATGCCCGTCTAACCGAAGCCGTAACCTTGCCCACGTTTCCGAATCCTCCTATGTAGGTGTTTCCAAAGGTTTTGATATCTTGCAAGGTTACAAGACGATCTTGGCGTCTGAACGTTAGCGGAGCATACTTCTTAGCATGTTCCACAGTTTCCGCATCTGCCCCACCTGTCCCTTGAGAGATATTCTCTACTCTACCTATAGTAGGAATGGTTGCATTTATTAGACTATTCTTTATATTGCCTCTACTTCCTCCACCCACTCTGTAAAATATCGTATACACATCACCATCTCTAGGGGACTGTCCAAGTTTATTGTCACCGAAAACTACCGTTCCAGCGAAGTCATCGTCAGACACTACTTGGAATACTTTATCATTAGATCCAGATGCAAAGAAGATGTTTTCTACTTTTACATAAGCTCCACTAGTATTTGAGTCTCCGTCAATAAAGACTTCGACACTACCCTCTACTACAGGCGATTGGGTCATCTGCACAGTCTTTACTAATTCCGTAGAATCAAACGTCCCAGTCTCCTTTACTAAAGCTCCCTCCTGTAGAACTACATTAGTGAATATCTTGTTAGCATCACCATCGTCAGACTCTGCCTGATACAAACGAAAACTTCCATCTGCAACTACAGTATCCACTCTACCATTTACAGTTTTATACAAAGTAAAAGCTAAATTCCCTCCATCCTCTGGCGAAGCAATATTGTATGTCCGATACGTGGCTGGGATAAGAACACCCTCGTCATCCACTCCTGCGTCGGCGTCGATAGTAGCCTTAGCATCTGCCACGGCGGCGATAGGGCCTCGTAGTGAAACTCCTACTAATTGAAGTAGATTCTTTATAGAACTTCTAGAACTAGCAGTTCTGATTAGATTTTCATTAGCATTGAAGTCTGCTTTATGAACATTGATAGCTCCCACATATGAGAATAATTCAGTAAGCATAATCCCCAAATCAGACTCGTTGAAATTCTGAAAGTCCAAAGGATAGACAGCTTTCATATATTTGATTAGCGCTTCCTTGATAGAATTGAAGTCCTGTGCTGTGAAATCTATTAGAGACTCTCTCTTCTCGTCGTTTATAGCTGCCAACTTCAAATAGTCGGATTGAACGTTTCCTGAAAAGTTCATTAGTTTATTTTAACCTGAATATCAAATTGAGTGTTAACTTCTTCTTTGATCCTTAGCGTAAGATTAATAATCAAAGCTTGAAGCCCTTCTGCTCCGTATTCATCTAGAGGATTAACAACTAAATTTACAATTTTAACCCTAGGTTCATGCTCAGTGATTATTGACATAATCTCAGTTCGGATTAAATTCCTTGTAATCCCATCCAAAGGCTCAAACAAATACTTCTTTAGAGAGACTCCGTAATCAGGGAGCATAATTCTCTCTCCTCTTTCAGTACTTAGAAGCTGACGTATATTGTTATAAATTAGCTTCTTACCTGAGATTTTATTGAAGAACCCTTTACCCTTCACTATCCCCAACGGATAATCAAATCCATAGACCTTTTTCACCTTACCGGCAATAGCCCGAGCAAACGGTTTATGAGGAACAGACCCATAAGTAGTAGTAGATGTATTTATAGCCATTACAATATAGTTAGGTAAGAAGTGACTAGAGCATCACCTAGTTCTATCAAGGAAGAAGCATTCAAATCTCTATTGTTGTCTTCTAGAGTAAAGGCATTTAGATCCACATTAGCTGCTAACGCTATATCCCCTGTCACTGAGAGTTGTGTAGCTCTAATAGTTGCTGTGCCTTGCCCATCAGTATCTTCGTGAATTACAGTTTGAACAAACGGAATGGATGTTGAATCTACCCAATTCGTTGCGGTTAGTTGATGCCTTAGCCTATAAGCAAAGTCCTGAATATTCTGATCGAAATCGGCAGCAGCGGTATTACCGACAGTTGGTTTACCGAGAGCATCCGATTCTCCGTTAATATAGAAGATACCACATACCTGTAATAGGTCGTTGCCTCTAGCCTTTAGGAACGGTTCTCCCTCACCCGTGACAGCTAAACCTTGAACCTTTGATAAACCCGAATCCCCTGTTGAGGAAAAGATCATATTGAATAGGTTTCCACTGGCGTCAGCGGCTAAACTTGTTGTAGACCAATCACTCCTCTCCACCCCAGAGTAACTACCTCCAGCAGAAGGTTCAAGGTATGAACCGCTAACTCCCATCTTGGCAATGTAAATATTCTCATTCGGATATTGCACCGATAGAGCACTGGCTAGCGATAGTTCTGGGCCGAACTTGGTCTGAGCCCCCCATGATGTATCATAACTTTTATTATTGTATCCCGCTTCTAGGTTCTCCCAAATCCTATCAGGAGAGGTTCTGTTATTCCATATAAACACGTTATCATACTTCACAGAAGAGTAGGCTGAATTTATATCTGGAATACTGGACAGCATAGCCTGACCCGCACAATTTTCACCTCCTAGAAGTAGGAATAATCTTCCTGTCAAATTGTCTACAGTTCTAACATTCTTGAAGAAAGACTTTTGAGCATTGAAGTTTTGATTGATTTCCACGGGATCCAAAGGTCTAGTGTAGAATTTCATCCCGCCCATATGACCTCTTAGACCACTTCGGACTCCACCATACTTTCCACCCATGAAGTTACCAGAAGCAGCCCCAGATGCAAACCCGTCAGTATATCCACCACCAACAATCCAAGGAGTGAAGAAGGGGTTCAATCGTGGACCAGCACCCAAATCAACACCAGCAGAAGAACCTACATTTATTCCTGAATATTCAAAACTGTTATCCTTGTAAAAGGATGGAAGCTTGGGAGGTTCATTATTGGGAGACCCAAATACCGCAGTAATGCTGGAAGTAGCCATTAAGGTAGAATCTAGATACACTTTAACCTCTCCTTCTTCGGGAGCTACGGTTAGGGTAATATTCATATACTCCTTTGCAACATCCATAAACCTCAGACCATTTACAGTCGAGGTTACATTCATACTCCAATTATTCCAACCTGGACCTGATGGGCACACGCCTGCCCCTGAACTAATAAATCCAGCACTAGAGCTATCAAAGGATTGCGTAGCAGCCAGATAGAATCCCAGGTCTGCGGAAGTGTTTACCGTAGTCTCATTGCTTGGTTCAGAGTTAGTTACAATTCGGTTATCCCTAGTGAAGCCCATCACAAACCCACGAACTACACTATCTCCCTGATCCAAGAGCATTCTAGTCACAGAAGCTTGAGGATTAATACCACTAGCAATACCTACATTCTCATTAGCCAAAAGTAACCTGTGCTGAGAAGACACTCCATTGTCTAGCCAGCCATGTTCGGGGTCCATAAGGGTAGGAACATGAGTCCACAGATCAATAGTGAATCCTTTCTTACCATACATGAGATCCTTGAATTCTGTAGTATCTGGTAGTCTAGCAAACCCTCCAACAGCAGATGCTTGATAAGGGTCTAATGACGATGCTTGGTGTTTTGTAACTCCTTCGAAGAATGGCACTCCAAGCCCTTTGGTAAATACTGTAGATGCTTCTTTAGATACTATCTGACAGTTATTATAATCGGACTCTTCGGATGAGTTGTTAATTAGGAAGAGTGGAGATGATGGGTCCACAACCTCTGAATCTAGGAAGTTGAAAAGACCAATTAGATTTTTCTTTACTACTGAATCAGTTACTGCGTAAGGAACTCCTATCGTAGCTGACACATTGGAAGTATCGTATACTACTTCTCCCAACCCTACAGGAGGAACTAGAAGATTATCAAATGTGGTGAACTCCCGATTCTCAGTAGCTACCACAAACTCAGGCTTCAGAGGTAGAACTACACCTGAGATATCGACTTGGCTTAGAACTAGTCTCTGCTGCTTGGAAAGAGCTACAGCTATATTCAATTCTCTCAGATACGAGAAATCATTAATAGGGATATTTCCTTTACTGAATCTAGCTCCCTTTCCATAGATAGACGGAGCCTTGACAG